GTTAAATATTGCTTTAAAATCAATTGCGGGCACGTCATCTGAATACGCCAAAGCTCAAGCATTGATTGAATCAAGTGCTAGAGATTTGAACATTCCGGTACTTGAGTCAACGCAATCATTTACACAATTGGCTGCATCCGTAAATGGAGCAGGCGGTAAGATCACTGACGCTGCATTTGTTTTCCGTTCTTTTGCTCAAGCAATTAAAGCCACTGGTGGCGGTGTAGAAGAAACCAATGGTGTCATGGTTGCCTTGACTCAGGTATTTTCAAAAGGAAAAGTAAGTGCAGAAGAAGTCAACCAAATTGCAGAACGACTGCCTGGCACTTTTACTCTTTTTGCTAAAGCCGCTGGCAAGACTGGACCAGAAATGCAAAAAGCGTTTGAACAAGGAGCTATTGGGTTAAATGATCTGATGAAATTTGCCGCTGAATTGGACAAAAAATACGCAGCTTCAGCAGCAAATATGGCAACATCTACAGAAGAATCTGGCGCACGAATGAAAGTAGCGTTGGATGCCTTAACTTATAGCTTTGGTCAATTTTTCAAGCCAATTGGTGCAGGGTTCCAAGAGGCAATAACTGGTATTGCTACATTTGCCAATGAATGGATAAAAAGTGTAAGCAAAATAATCGAATCCGTGCCCTATTTGCAACGGGCCTTGGAAGTGCTTGGCAATATAAGCGCAAAAGGAATTGTTTCCGCTTTTGTTCAAAATACGTTACCTGCTCCCTTGGGGCCGATTGCTAGTACAATACTTGGCTTGTCTTCTGGCCAAAAAACAAAACCAACAACGCCACGCGCAATTCCCCAATTGCCAAGTGATTTGACTATATTTGCGCCCCCCAAGGGTGGCGGCACGGCTGGTGGTGCTGAAAAATCAAACAAGGCAGCGGAAAACGCAGCACAACGTTTAAAAGAAAAGATAAAACAACAATTGGCTGATGCCGACAAGCTGTTTTCATTAGAAACTGCACGACTTGATATTACTCTTGCCGCAACCAAGCAAGAAGAGCTTGAAGCTAAATACAACAAAGTTATTGTTGAACGCAGGGAAAAATACCTTTCTTTGCAGAAAAACGCAGTAAGCGAACAAGAAAGAATGCGCATTGCTGAAGCGCAATCAGTAGCAATTATAGCAGATCATCAAACGTATCTTGGTGAAATCAACAAACTTATGCAAGACCAAACAAAAGAACTTTACGCTCAGGTTGGCCTGTCAGCCACGTTAAATAAAAACCTTCAAGCCGCCCTTGCTGGAGCATTTACCGGTGGCACTGCAACTGGTACGTTCCGCACGGACGTGGACCTGATGCCTGGCCTGACTGGTGGTGAGCTTGGCAGCAAGATCGAGGAGCTGAAAAAAAGCTTGGCAGATCTGCAGGATCCCATCAAGCAGGTAATGGCTGGTGCCCAAGCGATTGGGGAGGCTTTCTCCACCTCCTTCAAAGGGTTGATCGACGGATCGATGTCTGCGCAGGAAGCATTGGCTGGTTTCTTCAAGAGCATCGCCAATCATTTCTTGGACATGGCCAGTCAAATGATTGCCAAGTACATTGAGATGCAAATCATTGGATTAGCGCAGAAATTCCTGCCAAGCATTGGCGGCATCTTTGGCGGCGGTGGTGCGCCTAATTTCTCTGGTGCATCATTAAATATGTCCGGCCTTACTGGTGCGGCGTTCGGCGGAACGAATTTAATTGGTTCCGCCAACGGCAACGTCTTCGCGCAGAACGGCATTGTCCCCTACGCCAAGGGTGGCATCGTCGATCGGCCGATGATGTTCCCATTTGCCAAGGGCATCGGGCTGATGGGTGAAGCTGGCCCGGAGGCGATCATGCCCCTTAAGCGCGGCGCTGACGGCAAGCTGGGCGTTGCAGGTGGCGGTGGTGGTGGCACAACCGTCAACGTCAACGTGGATGCAACTGGCTCAAGCGTTGAAGGCGATCAAGCACAAGGCAAGCAGCTTGGTGTTGCCATATCGGCTGCTGTACAGGCAGAATTGATCAAGCAACAACGACCTGGTGGTCTCTTGGCTGGTACCCGACGCTAATGGCAACTTTCCCTGACATTGCGCCCACCTACGGCGCCCAAAAGACCAGCCGGCCTAAGGTGCGGCAGGTGCAGTTTGGTGATGGCTATTCGCAGCGGCTAACAGTTGGATTGAATCAAAACCCTAAAGTGTGGGATGTTACATGGAAAACAACAGAAGCTGATTCTGACACTATCGAAACATTTCTTGACGCACGCGCCGCTGATGGCGTATCATTTACATGGACACCACCGCATGAAGCTACTGCTTATCAATGGATTTGCTATGATTGGTCAAAAACCATTCCTTACTTAGACTTCGTTACAATTCAAGCTACATTCACCCAAGTATTTGAGCCATGAGCACCATCGTCACACGATCCGGTAAAGGCAGCCCGCTTACGCACGTTGAGGTGGATGCTAATTTCACCAACCTCAATACGGACAAGGCTGGATATATTACTGGTGAAGGCGGCACGGTTGCGCAGGCAACCAGCAAGGCAACTGCCGTCACACTTAACAAGAAATGCGGGCAGATCACAATGAACGCAGCATCACTGGCGGCGGCTACTACGGTGACCTTTGTGCTAACCAACAGCACCATTGCTGCCACTGACCTGCTGGTGCTTAATCACGTCAGCGGTGGTACGGCTGGATCGTATTTGCTTAATGCTCAATGCGCCGCTGGTTCTGTTTCTATCAATGTGCGCAACATAACTGCTGGTGCATTAGCTGAAGCTATTGTAATCGGCTTTGCTGTTATCAAAGCTGTCACTGCATAAGTAATGACCAACGCTGCCATTGCAAGTGCTGTTCAGGCGATCGCCCCTAGCGCACTGATTGAGCTATTTCAGCTTGAGCTTAATGTGCCGCAGCATGGCGTAGCAGAAACATACTACTTCCATGCTGGCACAAGCCTTAACAATAACGGTGATTTGATTTGGGCTGGCCAGTCATACATGGCGCTACCCATTGAAGTGGAGGGTTTTGAATACAGCGGGCAAGGTACACTGCCGCGTCCAAGAATGCGCATCAGTAATATTATGGGCACCATCACAGCGTTGATCCTGACGCTGCCAGAAGGTTTGGAAGGTGCTAAGTTTACGCGCATCAGGACACTAGCGCGATTCATTGATAGTGATAACTTTGCGGCTGGTGTTGACTACCTGCTGACAGAAGATGATTTTGCGCTGTTGTATGAAGACGATACATTTATCTACCAGGAGGTTGGCAATCCGTTTGGTGCACCTGACCCAACTGCTGAGTTCCCACGCGAAATCTATTTTGTAGATCGCAAGTCAGCAGAAAACCGTGACGTAGTGGAGTTTGAACTTGCCAGTGCGTTTGACATGGCGGGCATCCGTGCACCAAAGCGCCAGTGTATTACGCGGTGTCAATGGGTGTACCGTTCAAATGAATGCAGTTACACCGGCACCAACTTCTTCAACGTCAGCGATGTTGCTGTAGGCAATGCAAGCGAGGACATCTGCGGTAAGCGTGTTGATAGTTGTAAGGCAAGATTTGGCCAGTCTGCTGAACTTCCATTCGGCGGCTACCCAGGCATCGGCACTTACTTCACATGACCTGGAAAGATGCTGCCTTAGAACATGCGCAGGCTGAAGACCCCCGCGAGGCGTGCGGGTTGGTGGTGGTCGTCAAAGGCCGCGAACGCTACTGGCCGTGCCGCAACCTTGCAACGCAGCCCGAGCAGTTGTTTGTGCTGAATCCAGCGGACTATGCCGCTGCGGAGGATGCCGGTGAGATCACGGCTATCGTCCACAGCCATCCGATAACGCCAGCACTGCCGAGCGATGCCGATAAGGTGGCCGCAGAGGTCAGCAAGCTGCCGTGGCATATCGTCAACCCAAAGACCAAGGCATGGGGCACCTACGTGCCATGTGGCTACCGCTCACCGCTGATCGGTCGGCAATGGGTGTGGGCCGTGCAGGATTGCTGGACCCTAGCGCGTGACTGGTACAGCGAGCATGGCATCGTGCTACGCGACTGGCAGCGGCCAGTGGATCCGGCAGATTTCCTTGCGGCACCGATGTTTGAAGGTTGCTGGGCAGCCACTGGCTTCCGCGAGCTTCAGGAAGATGAGCACCTAGAAAGCGGTGACCTGCTGCTTATGTCAATCAATGCACCAGGCTTGAACCATTGCGCTGTCTACATCGGTGATGGCATGGTGCTGCATCACCTCCAGTCACGCCTGAGCAGTCGGGACATGTATGGCGGCTGGTTAGCTAAGATGACAGGCAGGAGGTTGCGCCATGCTCCGTAAGATCAAGCTCTACGGTCAGCTAGCCAAGTTCATCGGCAGCCGTGTGCTCGAAGCGGATGTGGCCACTGCTGCTGAGGCAGTGCGGATGCTAGCGGCGAATTTCCCTGGCCTTGAGAAGCACATGGCCGATCAGCACTATCGCGTTACTGTAGGCAGCTATGACCTGGCGCTAGACGAAATCCACGATCCAGCCGGGCAGCAGGACATCATGATCGTGCCGGTACTGGCTGGTGCTGGTGCAGTGGGGCGGATTATCCTTGGCGTGGCATTGGTTGCGCTGTCCTTTGCTGTGGGCGCAGGGGTATTTGGACTTGCGCTGGCTAAGAACTTAGGTGCGATCGCGCTTGTGCAAGGCATTGGCGCCAGTCTTGTCCTCGGCGGCGTCGCCCAATTGCTATCACCAGTACCTACCATCCCACAAGGCCCTGGCAGCGACAATGATCCACGGAAGACCTTTAACTTCTCCGGCATCCAGCAGACCAGCAGGCAAGGTGTACCGGTGCCATGCGTTTATGGCTTGACGTTAGTAGGCAGCGTGGTGATTTCTGCTGGCGTTGATACCGTACAGGTGCAGGCATGACGATCATCGGTGCTGGTGGTGATGGCGGCAAAGGTGGTGGTGGTGGCGGCAGCCGCACGCCATCTACGGCACCAGACAGCCTTGATTCAAGGCAGTACGCCAACGTCATCGACTTGATTTCAGAAGGCGAAATTGAAGGATTAGCCGATGGGTTGAAGTCTGTCTTCCTTAATAATACTGCCCTACAGAATCCAGACGGCAGTTACAACTTTCAAGATGTAACAATCTACACGCGCAATGGTACGCAAAATCAAACGTACATCCCGCTAAGCGGTGGCATCGAAGATGAAAAGCCTGTAGGTATCACGGTTGTCAAAGACGTTCCGCAGGTACGCACCATCACCGACGTTGACGTTGATGCTGTTCGCATTACAATTGCCATCCCATCGCTGCAAAGGATTGATAATAGCAATGGTGACACGTCAGGCTCTAGCGTGCAGTTGCAAATTGCAATTCAATATCAAGGCGGCGGCTACACCATCAAGATCGACGACGTTATCAGTGGCCGTACAGCAGACGAATACCGCAAGGACTACCTCATTCAATTAGCGCGTCCCAATCCATCTGACATTGTAGACATCAAGGTAACGCGCATCACGGATGACAGCACCAGCACATTACTAGCCAATGCTTTTAGCTGGAGCAGCTACACCGAAATCATTGATGCAAAACTGACCTATGCCAACAGCGCATTGGTTGGCCTCAGAGTGGACGCTGAGCAATTCAGTAGCATCCCAGCTCGCAGCTATCTGATCAAAGGTATCAAGGTTCTAATACCTGCTGGCGTCACTGTTGATGCAGCGACTGGGCGGATCATCTATCCAGCTAATTTTGTCTGGACTGGTACGTTTGCAGCAGCAACGTGGACATCATGCCCGGCCTGGATACTTTATGATTTGCTTACTAGCCCGCGTTATGGGTTTGGCAATCACATCAGTACAGCGCAACTTGATAAGTTTGCTTTCTTTGTTGCTAGCAAATACTCCAACGCATTAGTAGATGATGGCTTTGGCGGCCAAGAAGCACGGTTCAGTTGCAGCACCTCAGTTCAAACCGCAGAGGAAGCGTACAAGCTGGTCAATGACCTGCTATCAGTGATGCGCTGCCAAGCGTACTGGAGCACCGGCAGCCTCACGATCGAGCAGGATGCACCAGCGGATCCCGTCTATCTGTTCAACCAGGCGAACGTAACGCCAGAGGGTTTCAGCTACAGCGGCAGCAGCCTTAAGGTGCGGCCCAATGTGGCAGTGGTCAGCTACCTCGACCTGAGCCTGCGCGACACTGCCTTTGAGGTGGTAGAGGACATTGATGCCATTGCCAAGTATGGCGTCGTTCGCGCTGAAGTCAGTGCCTTCGCCTGCACCAGTCGCGGCCAGGCCAATCGCATCGGTAAGTGGTTGCTCTTTGCAGAACGCTACGAAAAGGAAATCTGCACCTTTGCATCCAGCCTTGATGCAGGCCAGCAGGTACGGCCTGGGCAGATCATCCTGATTTCTGATCCAGTGCGGGCTGGATCGCGTCGTGCTGGTCGCATCAATGCAGCAACCACCACCGTGATCACGGTTGATGATTCCGCTGATACCGACCTAAGCATTGAAGGCGGTTCATTGCTCAGCGTGGTGCTTCCTGATGGCACCGTAGAACAACGTGAAATTTCAACAGTAGTGACCAATGTAATCACCCTGCAATCCGCATTAAGTGCTGCGCCTAATGTTAACAGCATCTGGATACTAGAAAGCCCAACACTTCAGGCATCCACATGGCGTGTGCTTAGCGTCAATGAATCAGATGGCATTAACTACGGCATCGTTGCCATTGCACATAATGAAAGCAAATACGACTACATCGAAGATGGCGTACCACTTGAGACTAGGGATACAACAAACCTCAACGAGATTCCTGGCCAGCCAAGTGAGCTTGCAGAGATCAGCACCCAGCAGCTTGGTGGTGGCACAAGTCCAGAAGTGCAGTATGAACTGAATGGACGCATTGCCGTTAAGATTACATTTGGCTGGTTTGCACCAAAAGGTATTAAGAAGTTCCGCGTTAAGTGGCGCCATGAAGATGACAACTTCACCACCGTAACAATCCAAGGCACTACGTTTGACATCCTTGACGTTAAAGTAGGCAGCTATCAAATCCAAGTGAGCAGCATCAGCTCTACTGGCATCTTGTTCAGTGAGCCTGCATTGGCTGATTACACAGTGGCTGGCCTTGGTGCACCGCCGTCTGATGTGCAAGACCTAAGCGCCATTGCTACTGGCGAGGACATGCTGATTCTTACGTGGAAGCAGGCGCCAGAACTTGACGTGCAAGTAGGTGGCCGCGTCATTATCCGCCATGATCCACGGGCGCTGGCAAGTGCTGAATGGAACAGCAGTAATGATGTGGTGCAAGCTGTTGCTGGTAGCTCAACGCAAAAGCAAGTGCCACTACTGCCTGGCACATACTTCCTGAAGTTTGAAGACTTCCTAGGCAACCGCTCAACAAATGCAACAGGCGTTGAAATAACATTGCCGCAACCAGAATCACGGATCGTTGCAAAGGAATGGGAAGAGCAAAGCCTTGGCACACCATTTAGCGGCACAAAAACAAACTGCGCATATGATGCAGGTGAAACTGCTCTGACGTTAGAACCAGATCCGTATGTATCGCCCGGCTACTGGGAAGTGATCTATTGCGCTGGTGACTGCGGTGCAGAATACCAATTCCAAGATACCTTCGACCTTGGCGACGTATATGATTTTAGGATTCGACGTTACATCGTAAGTTATCCACTGGTATTCTCAACGCTGTTTGATTCAATCAGCGGCAGCTTCGATGAGCAGCCAGGATCCTTTGATGGCACAGTGGCAGATGGCATTAATGTTGTGATGTATGTACGCACAACTTTGGATGATCCAGCCGCATCACCTAACTATGGGCCATGGACTGAGTTTGTTAGCGGCATGATCCGTGGCCGTGGTGTGCAAGTGAAGGCTGCCTTCACCACTGAAACAGAATTGATCGGTGTGGCAATCGACGAGCTTGGCGCAGAACTTGAGCTAACACGACGCGTTACCACTAGCCTTACCACTCAAGCCAGCAGCAGCAGTGCCGTCACTTCAATTACATTCCCCAATGCTTTCTACAAGGCTGTTACTGTTGGTGATCCGTACTACGACTTACTGCCTAGCATTGGTGTAACGCCATTATCAATTGGAGCAGACACCCATGCGCAAATCACCAATCTAACCCG